ATTGCTGGGCCGCCACAGCAACCGACGTTTCAGGACTTGCAAGCGCCGTGCGCACGGCCATGGAGGCTGCGGGAATCCTCATGATGAATCAGCCTCCGGACGCGTTCCAACAGGCGCCGAATCCCGGGGTCTACCAGATCATCCAGGAATATTCGGTCTGGTCATGAGCACTATCAAAAATATCGCCGGGCTCGATCAGTTGGCGCAAGCGCTGCGCGAATTGCCGGCGGCGGTCGAGCGCAAGCGGCTTGCAAAACCCGTCAGCGATGGCGCTGCCCTCATCCGTGATGAGGCAAAGAGCCTCGCGCCGGTAGCCGTCGAGGTCGGCAAAGGGGATGCGCCGGCGGGCACTCTCAAAGCGGCGATCCTCTTGGCGCACATTCCGGGGGACAGGCTGACCGCGACATATGCGGTCTGGGTTCGCCACGGCAAGAAATTCCAGCACATGGGCAAGTCTGGTGCCAATGGTGACGCCTTTTACTGGACGTTCGTCGAATTCGGCACATCGGAAATGGCCGCGCAGCCTTTCATGCGGCCGGCGTACGAAACGCGAAAAAATCAAGCACTCGACGTCATCATCGACGGCCTCAGGTATGGCATCGACGCCGAGGCTGCGCTGTTGTCGTGGAGTAAGCCAGCGCCCGTCGTTTAATTTAATTTAGGAGCAATCAACCATGCCTTCTTCAGCCATCTCTGCCCAAGGCTCGACCTTTCAGGTCAATACGGCGACCGCGGGCGCGAAGACGATCACCGCCGTGGCCCTCGGCAACCCGACGATTTTCACCAGTGCTGCGCACGGTATGCAGGATGGTGATGTGGGCGCGATCGCCGCCCTCGTTGGCACGATTGCATCCTTAAACGGCACGAGCTGGGTGGTTTCCGCGCACACGACGAACACGTTCGCGATCAACTTTGATTCAACCGGGCTCGCGTACACCTCCGGCGGCACATTCACCCCGCAAACCTGGACCACGATCGCGAACGTGAAGACCTTCACCGGCCCAGATGGCGCGGCGACCGTCATCGACGTGTCGAATCTGTTGTCGGCTGCGAAAGAGAAGCGCATGGGTCTGCCAGACGAGGGGAATTTCACGATTGAAATCGATATGGATACGCTCGATCCTGGCCAGCTCGCCATGATGACCGCGCGGAGCAACCAGACGCAAAAGCAGTTCAAGCTCACGCTGCCGAATACGAGCACGGCGACGTTTTCAGGGTATGTGACGAAAATAGCGGCTTCCGGCGGCGTCGATGCAGTGCTCAAGCGCTCGGTCGAAATGGCGATCACCGGTGCCGTGACCTGGTCCTAATTAGAAAGGGGGATTTACGATGGCTTTACTGACGAAACAGCAGATCATCAACGCGGATGATCTGCGCACCGAGGACATTCCGTGTCCCGAGTGGGGTGGCAGCGTGCGCGTGCGCGCGCTCACCGCGAAGGAACGGGACGCCTACGAGGCGTCGCTGATGAAGCGGGACGGCAAGAAATACGTGTCGAACTTCGTCAACGCGCGAGCCAAATTGGTCGGCCTTTGCCTCATCGACGACGCCGGCGCCAGGCTCTTCGACGACGTTGAGGTCAGCTCGCTGGGTGATAAGTCCTGTATTGCCATGAACCGCGTATTCGAGGCATGCCAGCGGCTGGCCGGGCTATCCCAGGAGGACATCGACGACCTCGTAAAAAAATCCGAGCCTGGCCTCAACGGATCTTCGCCTTCGATCTCTGCGTCGCCCTCGGACGAAGCCACCCCGATCAGCTCCTAGGCGAGTTGACGAGCGCGCAGCTGTCCGAATGGATGGCCTATGCGCAATTGAAGGCGTTGCCGCAGGATCGCCAGGAATTCGCGATTGCTCAAGTGTGCTCGGTGCTTGCCAACGTACACCGGGCCAAGGACTGCGAACCGTTCAAGCCAGGCGATTTTATGCTCAACGAATTGCCAGAGGAAGAAGATGCTGATGAGAAGGCATCCCCGCTCGACGCGCCGCCAATCGATGTGCGTGCGCAGAGCGCCGCGATTGCCGCGATGTTTGGCAAAAAGGATTTGAACTGATGTCGACGACACTCGGGAGCCTCATTGTCACACTCGAGGCGAATATTGCTAAGTTCGAGAGTGATCTCGGGCGTGCGGTGACTGTCGCCGAAGCGAATATGAATCAGATCTCGAAGATAGTCGGTAAGGCTTCGGATGCATTTTCGTTCCTGGCCGCAGGCCTCGGCGTTGACAAGCTAGTCGAGTTCTCGGCATCAGTGCTTGAATCGACCGCGCACCTGGCTGGCCTCGCCATGCAAACGGGATTGAGCGTGGAGACGCTCTCTGGCTTGAGCACGCAGGCCGCCGAAGTACACCTGTCGATCGACGATGTGGCCTCGGCATTTGAACGCCTGGAGCGTCAGACCGCGTTGGCCGTTGGCGGAAATCAAAAGGCCGCAGCCCAGTTCGCAGCGATTGGCATCAGTGCGCAGCAGCTGGCCCAGGGGCTTAAGGACCCGCAATCGCTGCTCTTGGCCGTCTCGCAGAACTTGGAGAAATTCTCGGACGATGGCTCGAAAACGGCGCTCATGATGCAGATCTTGGGGCGCGGCGGCGCCAGCATGGCGCAGTTTCTTCACAATATCGCCACCGAAGGTATCGCCGCGGCGTCGACCACGGCCGAGCAAGCGCGCCAGGCTGAAGCCTACGAGAAGGATCTCGCGGATTTATCGTCCACAATTAAGACCTTCTGGCAGGACACCATCCTCACGTTAGTCCCGGCCATCAAGCTCGGGGGCGCCACAATCATCACCGCGTTCTCCGACATGTGGATCAGCGTCAAATATGATGCCCAAATCGTGTTCGCATGGATGGCGGATAAACTCAGCACATTGGCGGACAATGCCGGAAACTTTCTCGGCATAGGCAATTTGGTGACTGGGCTACCGCCCGCGCCGCATCCGTCCATGGTCGACTCATTGGCGGCGCAGCGTGACGCAGCTCACGCGGCAAACGCTGCCATCATGGCAGAGGCGGCCGCCGACTTTGTGAACTCGACGCGCAGCCCGGTTCAAGCGCCGGCGGCCGCCAAACCTTCCATTGCTCCGCCAACGGTCAATAACGCCGGATTGCAGAAACTGCTCGACGCCCGTTTGAAGGTCATTCAGGACGCAATCAAGGCTGAAGAGGCTGCGGTCAAGACGGGCAATGCGCTGCTGGATCAGGCGTATTCCCAAAACCTGTTGAGCATTGCCGACTATTCGACCGCCAAGGTCAATATGCTCAATGCTGAATTCGCTGTCACGCAGCGCTACTACGATCAAGAAATCGCCATTGCGCAGAAATTCGCAGCCCAGCAGACGGACGCCACGGCGAAACAGGTCGCACTCGCGAAGGTACAAGAACTCGCGGACGCCAAAACGGCGGACGCTAACAAGTTCGATCAGGAGCGCATCGCGCTCACCGATAAGATCATCGCGGATCAGCAGAAACTGGCGAAGACGGTTATCGACGTTTCAATCGCCTATGCGACGATGAACGGCAACACGGAATTGGCCACGAAACTGCAAATCGACCAGGCAGACGGCGTCACCAAGCAGATCCTCGCGGCCAACGGGCTCACCGATGCCTATACGAAGCTAGTCGCCGTCGAGAACGATAAGATGCTGCGGGCGAGCCAAAGCGGCTTGGACGGCATGCACGTCGCCGTCTTGGACTATCAGAAGGGCCTCGCCGATGTCGCGAAGTCCACGAATCAGATGACGACTCAAATGCTGCAATCCATGGAGGACGCGCTCGTTACCTTCGTGACCACGGGCAAGCTCAATTTCAAATCCCTCATTGACTCGTTCATCGCAGATCTCGTTCGACTGATGGTACGCCAGCAGGCAATGCCGTTTATTGCTCAATTGTTTGGAATGGTTGGCGGCGGTGGTAGTGGTTTGAGCTTCACGTCTAACGCGGGAGAAGCGAGTTCGCTTCTCGACGCGATGCCGGCCGCGGCGAACGGTAACTCTTGGATGGTAGGCGGTTCAGGCGGCACGGATTCGCAGATGGTTAGATTCAAGGCAACCCCGGGGGAAAGGGTGCTCGTTCAGACGCCAGGCCAGCAAGCTCGTGGCAACGGCGTCACTGTAGTGAATCATAACTATATCGATGCGCGCAGCGACTCCGCGCAGATCGCGCAGATGATCGGCCAAAGCACGCAGTACGCGATTCAGCAGTCCAAGGCCGCAATTGTGAACATGGCCAAGCGTGGGGCATTTACCGCCGCATGACAGACTTCCTGCTGCCGCCGGATCTTGGGATCGCCGCGGCCACACCTAATCTTGACGCGAACACCGCTTCGTTCAAGAGCCCAACAGTCGGCAGCACGCGCAGCGTCGAGCGCTTGGGTGATGCGCTGCGCTTTCAATTCAATTTCGTGCCGGTCAATGATGACCCGCTGTTCAAGCGGCAGCGTGGGCGCCTGCAGGCGTTTCTATCGAGCCTGCGCGGGCAGTCTGGACGCGTTTGGATGACGCCGCCCGGCGCGATGTTGCGCGGCTCGTTTCCGGCGACTGAACTATTTGCGAATAACAATTTTAGCAGCGGAATTTCTCCATGGCAGCCCAGCAGCTCGCAATATGTGCTTAGTTCATTGGATTATGGCGTGCGCGCAACTCGCGCAGTTGTCACCGCGGCCGTATTTGCATTGTTTCAGAATATTTTACGGACGCCTGGAACACCATACGCATTGCGCGCATTTGTGAATGCAGGCAAGGGCAACCCTCTGGCGTATATCGCTGACAATGACGTCGGTACCTTTACAGCAACGCAGCAGGGAATGATCGAATACGCCTATACGGTTCCGGCCAGCACAACCACGCTTGTCGGGATTTATGACGCCGCGTCCTCTGGCAACCTCGCGGGGAATTTCTTCGATGCGAAATGGGCATCATTCTCGCGCTGCGCGCTCGTCGACAACGGGCCAAATCTATTAACCGCATCTGACACGTTTTCTACGAATTGGAGTGTCGCAGCGGGTTCTGTTACGGCAAATGCTTCTACTGGGCCAGATGGGACCGCGGACGCGACTGCCTTTTTTGAAACGACCGCCAATTCGACCCATTCGGCTCAACAGAGCACGGCCGTTTCTTCAGCAGCGGCTGATTTTACGTTAAGCGTATTTGTTCAGGGACAAAACCGCGGATTTTGCTATGTGCAATTGGCGGAGACACTTGGCGGAACGGCCACGTCTTTTTATGCGAATCTGACGACAGGCGCAATTACCAGTCTGGTTACCGGTGCGAATTGGACTGCTATCAGCCAGATCGCAGTCCCTTATGGCAATGGATGGTGGCGAATAATTCTTACTGCCCGCAAAACGAACGCGGCAATCTCTATCAGCTCTACCGTGGGCGCCGCGACTGCCGCAGGAATTAGTTCCTATGTTGGAACGGCGTCCCCGACAACTGCGTTAAACATATGGCGCGCATCTCTCGCGCAGTCATCGGTTCCTGTAGCTCCTGTCCAAACGGCTGGTGCGGCAGTGACCGGCACGCTGCAGACCGGGCTGCAGCTCAACATAAAGGGGCTGCCTGTCTCGACGCAAGGTCTCTTGCTCCCCGGAGATTGGATCGAATGCAACGGCCAATTAAATCAAATGGCTGCTCAGCTTGACGGTGACGCTGCAGGACTTGGGACTGCGATCCTGGTCAGGCCGCCGCGCAATAGCCCGGCCGATGGAACCGGCTTCGTCGTCAATAACCCGATGGGCAAATTTCTCGTGACGAGCAATTCTACCGCGTGGAATGAGCAGCCCGGACGCCTGTCCGACGCGTCGATCGAGCTCGTAGAAGACATCAGCTTTTAAACCATGACCCGTTTCGTCAACTCCGCTGCGCAGACGGCCGCGGATCAGAAGCATGTCGTCTACGCGATTCTGGTGCAGCTTGATCTCGCGAGCGGCTTTGTTCGTGTCTTCAACGGCGCCGGCACTCTGGTTTTCAACGGCAACACCTATCAGGGCTTGGGCCAATACGGTTCCGTCGGCGTGATTGGCGAATCGGTCCAGTTCCGGCCCGCGAATCCTGTCGTGCTGACACTTTCCGGTCTGCCAGATGGTATGACGCCGCTGCTCGCGGATGGCGCCGTGAATCGCGCCGACTTCTACGGCCGCTCATGCCGCATCGATATTGCGCTCTTCGACAGCAATCGAAAGATCCTGACGCCGATCGAGAATGCGGTGTGGGAAGGGCGCATGGACTCGATCGCCGTTTCGCGCGGGGATAACTCGCTGCAGCTCACCTGCGAAGATCGGATGGTGATCTGGGATAAGACCGTTGGCTATCTGTTCACGACCGAGTACCAGGCGCTGCTCTACCCGGGCGACACGTTCTTCGATCAGGTCCCATTCCTCGCGAATCAGCAAATTACATGGGGCGGGACCGCTCCCGGCATCGGCGCCGGCGGTGGCGGCGGAACGCCAAACCCCACGCACCCGAGTCCGCTGCCATGAAGACGGACGGCTGGCAGGACAGATTTTTCGCATATCTGGACGTTGCCCGCGTGACGCCGTTCAAATGGGGCGTCCAGGATTGCTGCCTATTCGCGGCCGACGTTGTCGACACGGTCAGCGGCACAACGCTGCGCGCGCAGCTCGCCGCTTGCTACGCCGATGAGCCGACGGCGCTTGCCTACATTGCCTCATTTGGGAGCCTCGAGGCGGCTGTCTCGTCATGGTTGGGAGCCTCGCAGGCGCCGAACTCAGCGGGCCCTGGCGACATCGTAATCGCGACGCTCGACAACGGGCCGATTGTTGGCGTCTGCCTAGGCGTGAAATGTGGATTTGCGTCAATCATAGACGGTCCCATTCTCTACACACAGCGCGATGTGATCACCGCCTGCTGGCCAGTCTGAAATGGGCGCAGCTGTCCGCGGTGCGCTCGCGATCGTCGCGGCGATCGTCGTCGAGGTCGTGACGGCCGGCACCGGCACGTTCATTTCTAGCATTCTTTTTGCTTACGGCCTGGGACAGCTGTCCACCGCGCTCAACGGCAAACCGAATACTGGCGGGGCGCCGGCGCCGTGGCAATTCATGGCGAATGGGTCGACGTATCCTGGGACTGGCATCTACGGGTCGACTCGCGTCTCAGGCCTGGTCGTCTTTCAGCAGACATCCGGCTCCAAGAATCAATATCTCTGGTACGTGCTTGCGATAGCGGCCCACCAGCTGGATTCAATGACCGATGTCTGGTTTGACAACGTCAACATCCCCACTGCCAACATCAACGGCTCGACCGGCGCGATCACCAGCAATAAATATGCCGGCTTCGCGAACATCTGGAAGTACACCGGCACGGATGGCCAGGTGGTCGACCCGAATTTGACGGCAGTCTTTCCGCAGTGGGACAGCAATCATCGCGGCCGCGGCGTCGCCTATATCGTCATTCGGCTGCAGCAGGACTCGACGACGTACCCGACCGGCGCGCCGCAGAATTTCTTTGTCACAGTCCAGGGAAGGCGGCTTTACGACCCACGCCTCGATTCAACGAACGGCGGATCCGGATCGCAGCGCCTGACGGATGCGACGACATGGACGTTCTCGAGCAATCCGGCGCTTGCGGCCGCGGATTACATCACTGGCGGCTCGAATGTTTATGACGTGGCGACTCCGGTCAACGTCCGCGGCATGGGCGAATCGACCTCGCGCATCGACTGGGCACTCGTCTCCAATGCGGCCAATATTTGCGATCAGACGCCGTCGATTCCCGGCAGCACTACGCAAACTCGCTACAAGCTCGCCGGCGCGATATCGTACGGTGACACCCACGCGACGAACCTCGCGAAGATCGTCGGCGCGATGGCCGGCCAGGTCGTCCCTCGAGGCGGTAAATATCGAATCTATGCGGGCGCCTACGACTCGCCGACGATTACCGTCACCGACAGCGATTTGGTCGGAACAGGGTACGAGCTGCTGGCTCAAGGGCGAGCGAATCTTTACAACGCCGTCTCGCCGATCTATGTCGATCCGACCCGCAATTATCAGCAGGTCCCGAGCGCGATCAATACGAATTCGTCCTATGTGACGGCCGACGGCGAGAAGATTCCGCCGAAGTCGGTCGATCTGACGATGGTCGACAATGAGTACCGATCACAGCGCATCGGCGCACTCATTCTTGCGCAGTCGCGAAACCTGATATCGCTCACCCTGCATCTAGGGATCAACGGATTTAAGCTGTCTAGCTGGGACACGTTCAATCTGACGCTTATCGAGCCTGCGTGGGTAGCGAAAGTCTTTCGCATCATTGGCTGGCAGTTCGCGCCCGACACTCCCGGCGTGGACCTGACGCTGCTCGAGGAATCCTCGACGGCTTATACGGATCCTCTTGCGGCGAGCTATGCGGCGCCTGGATCCGCCACAGGCGGCGCGAACACGTCGGATGCACCGAACACGCCACTGAGTTTCACGGCAAATCCGGTCGCCGATGCGATCATTTTCACATGGGCACAGTCGAGCTACTTTCCGCCAGGCGCGACATATAAGCTCTTTCGATACACATCCGGAACGCCGTTTTCGTCGGCAACGCAAATTTGGCAGGGCACGAGCACAAGCTACACGCTGCCGATCACCGATTCGACCAATCCGACTTTGTTTTACTGGGTCGTCGCATCGTATGCCGGCGCTAATTCTGACCCGATACCCGGATCATCATCAGGTCTGCCCTCAAAGGCGCTGTCAGTTACGACGGGCTTTCGCGTCACCTGCGCGAGCGCGACGTGTGTGACCGCGCTGGCAAGCGGTGCCACGGGATCCGTCACAGGGGCGATAAGCGGCGGCACGCCTGCATTCACTTACGCGTGGACCTACCAGAGTGGTGACACGTCGATTACGTGCACCTTCCCGACCGCCGTCGGCACGACCTTCGGCAGATCGGGAATGGTCAATCTGACTGAATACGATGCGATTTGGCGATTGACGGTTACGGATTCAACTTCGGCAACTTGCCACGTCGACATCGGCGTCACTTTCGTTCGCGACACGAGCTTAGGTCACTAAGAGGAAATGCCATGCATCCAGCCTATGTGCACAACGGGTTTCTGGTCCTTGCATTTGTATTTTTCATACTCGATGGACTTCGTGTGCAAGCCAAGGTGAGCTGGACGCCGCTCGGCTTTGCCTGCGTGGTCGGCGCGTTCGTGTTCCCGTTTTTCATATGATCTGGCTGCTGTTCGCGCTGATTCAGCTGGTCAATATCCCGCTGATGGCGCTCGGCTGGCTCATTTGCCTGTGGCCAGCGCTCGCGAAGGCCTCGTGGCTTTGGTGGAACAGTGACGACGGCGCGGTCGGGGCCACATGGTGGGCTCAATACGTCTGGCTCGCATGGCGCAATCCAGTAGCCAATCTTCGGCATGTACCAGGCGTCTCTAGAGCGGGGCGACCGCTTTGGTATCGGACTTGGACGATGTCAGGCAAGCAGTTTTATGCGAAAGCCGGTTGGATGAGCGACGGATTTCCTGCGCTATCCGCCGGCGCTGGCAGAGGATTTTAAAACAGGAGTTAATTTTATGAGCGACGAGATTCAAACGGATGCGACGAAGGCGTTGGCCGAGGTCAAGGGCGCGATCGCCGCGGTTGACGCGGATGCCGCCAAGGTGAAGGCCTGGTATAAGGCGTTCCCGTTCTATGCCGGGCTGATCGCCGGCGCGTTGGCCGCTGTCATCGTTCTGCATATCCTGTGAGCTCGCGCAAGCTAGATGACCTGCGCCCCGAGGTGCGGCCGCAGGTCGATGCGTTCCTGGCTGCCTGCGAATCCGCGGGCCTCGACGTCCTAGTCACGTGCACACTGCGCTCGAATGATGAGCAGACGCAGCTCTACGCACAAGGCCGCACCGCGCCCGGGCATATTGTCACGAACGCGAAGGCCGGTCAGAGCGCTCATAATTACGGCCTGGCGCTCGACATCGTGCCGATGGTCAACGGCAAGCCGGATTGGAATGGTAAGGATCCGGTCTGGCAGCAGATCGGCGAACTGGGAGTCGCAGCCGGATTGACCTGGCTCGGCAGTCCGGGCTCGAGCTTCCCTGAAGAACCGCACTTTGAGCATTCCGATTGGCGCACGGTCGCCGGAATCGCCGCGTGAAGGAGTTCCTGCAGGCCGTAGGCCGCGAGCACATTATGTTCGCGATTCTCGCGTGCGCGGTGCTGGCGATCCTCTGGTCGCTCGAGCGAAAAAGTAATGACCGCGCGAGCCGCTTCAGCTTCGATGAGCTGCTGACCGAGGACGGCAAAACCTCGAAAGCCGCGTGCCTGATGTTCGGCAGCTTCGCGGTCGCGACGTGGCTGATAGTGTTCCTGACCGTGAACGGCAAAATCACGGAAGGGTATTTCACAGCGTACCTGGGATTCTATGTAGCGCCGGCGGTGGCGCGAATCATCAAAGGACCGGACGCCACGAACTCGTCGACCGTGAGCACGATATCGAGCTCAACGGTCGTCGAAAAGTGAATGCCGCGCGGCAACTACCGGGGGCCGTACAAGCCACCGTTTGATCCTTCGATAACCCAAACCGTAGAAACCGCGCTTCGGGACGCGGGCCGAGACGATTTGGTGGACGCTCTGCGCAAAGCCGGCATGGCCGAGCTCGAGCACGAACTTCATCTGGCTAAGGAACGCATCAAAGGGCTTGAGCTGGAAAAGGTGAACTGGCTGACAGAGTCGGGCATGTTCAGGGCGATCGATAAGCGAGCGGCGAAAGTCGTGGTAGGTTGGGGCAAAAAAGCGCTCAACGCAGCCATGGCTGCCGCGGGCCTCGGTGCCGTCAGCTTCCTGATCTGGATTGGAAAACTCGCATGGAAGGGATATACGCATAAATGAACGGCACGAACGGTAAGACACCATCCCAAATATTGAAAGAGGTCGAAAACTCGATCAATGGTCTGCGCCTCGAGGTCGAGGGGCTTCGCATGCACACCGGCTCGACCGGCGAATTCATCCTCATATCCCTCGAACACCTGAAAAGCATCGTCGAAGAACTTAAGAAGGTCATCAAATGACACTTTCACCCTATCTGACATATATCAAGATCGGTGCCGTGGTGCTCGTTCTGGGCGCCGTCAGCGCTGGCAGCTTCCACTTCGGGAGATTCAGCGGCGAGCTCGAGGCGAGTAAGGCTAAAACCGCATTAGCTGACTTCCAGGAGGCGCAGGCGGCGAACACCGCCAAGGCTGTCTTGGCTGAGCGCGACTCGGCGGCGGCGGCGGCAATCAACGACAACATAGCTGAGGGAGCACATGACAAAACTATCGAATCTCTACCCGCTCGGATTGTGCATGATCCTGTGTTCTTGCGCGCACCAGGCGATATCTGTCCCGCAAGTGGTGCCGTGCGCGATCCCAAAGCCGAAGCCGCAAACCTCGATACCGCCGGACGGTCAGTTCAGCCAGGACGTGGAATCGATCTTCGGCCAGCCATTGAAGCCCTGAAGGTCAAATACGAGACCGTCCTGGCAGACTGTCGGCGGCTGGACGCGGAATGGCCTAAGCCCTAAAACACGGTCGGCTCGATCATCGGTCTATCGTGATTCTATAATGCTTTGTCGAGGCGGCTTCGGGTCGCCGGCGAGCGCCCAGCAAATGGCCCCGATCCATCCTAGGATGGTCCAGCCCAATAGCAAATTAAGGACCAGAATCGCGTTGTATGATTGCGCACGCCTGCCGTTGGCGATCAGTGCTGGCAGAAAATATAAGGCGATCAACAAGAAGAAACGGATGATTTGAAAGTAACGGTAATCAATCCGTCCCGCCAAACTAAGCAGTCCCACCAAACTAACCGCCAATAACACCACCGCAAGTATCCATTTGCTCATGTCGAAACCCCCTTTTTGTTGCGGAATATTATGAGGCCTGTCCTAAACCAAACAAGGGCTTACGACGCTATAGCCGGTAAATATATTCCGCAGTCGAGCCCCCAGTAACCGTATACCGATCATTATGTTACGCGTGAGCGAGCACCAGCCTTCGAACCAGGTGGTCGGCGGTTCGAATCCGTCCGGGCGCGCTCTCAAATTTTTGTCAGATCAGCAACTTAGCGCCTCCGTCGCTAGCCTGTCTTGC